GTAGGTAAGGGTATCAATATGTCTGCTGGCTGTCTTTAGTGCCTTATTCAGAAATTCATCTGCAATTACATCACCACCGTAGACGTTCTTATAATAGATTTCGTCTGCATAGCTCTCATATGCCATAGGCTTACTCCTCTGTTTTGTTTTCTGCCGGTTCTTTTGTCTTTTTTGCTGATTTGTTTTCCTTTAATTCCTTCAGTTCTTTTACAATCCTGGCATATTCTTCATACGACACGGTCTTTCCCCTGCCATAGGCGATAACTTCGCCGTTATCGTCCATAATGTCAAAGCCTTTGGCATTGTAATAGTCCTGTTCCGTTTCAGAGATTGTATATACTCTGTTTTCTTTTACCGCTTTCATTGCAGCCTCCTTATTCGCTCACATTCATAGAACAGCCTTCAATCTTTTTCTCTAACAGGAATAAGTCCCCGAAGTTTCTGTTCTGATAAAGATATCCATCGCCAACTCGTGAATCATGTCCCGGTGTAAACAGCTTAATGTATGAATACTTATCCCGGCACACTACACATGATGTATGAATCAGAATAGCATTTATCTGCTTTGCTTCTGCTGCCGGCTTAAATCCTTCTGTAAAATCATATGCTGTCTTCATTCTTGCCGCCGGTACCATTTTAATAGCAACATTGTCAATAGAATGTACTGTACGGTTAATTGTGACCGGAGTAGTAACACTCATCACTCTCTGTATTCCTTCTGCCTCTTTTACAATCTTTCTCATCGATGGCGTTACATAAAGAATCCTGCCTTCCTCAGGTACTCCTGCTTCGTCCATAACCGCCATTTCTCCATCGAACCAGTCAAGAAATGTTGCTGCATCAACAACTGTCTTATTAATTCTTCCCGATAATGTCTGTAATTCAGAATGTAACTTTGAAAATCTATAGCAGTCTTTTTCCGGAATTGCCTGTTCTTCCTCAAATGTGTTCTGAATATTGGCAACAGATAATGTAAGGTTGGTTTCATCAATATCCATCGGATCAATAAAAAATTCAATATCACGGTCGAATGATAACTTCTTTGGTGTCCAGTCATTGCTTAATGTTCCTGCATTAAACCCGATTGTTCTTGTATGGTCCTTGTATCCTGATACCGTAATACTTGGAAGCTTAATTGTTTCTGCATTAATAAATTTAACCTGCAGATTACTCTTTGTTAATTCATCAGAGCATAACTCCTTTGCGTACTTTTTCTGAAGCTGCTGCTGAAATTCTGTTGCATAATTGTATACTGCCATATTCTACCTTCTTTCTTATACTCCAAAAGCAGCGTTTAACTGCTCCTGTGTTGTCTGTGTGTTCTGTCCGTTTCCCGATGCACCAATCTGAAAACCACCGGATACCTGCGCCTGCGGTTTTAAACCTGGAATATCTTCCAGTACCTGTGTTAATGCGGATTTAATGCTTTCTGTATTAATTTTTCCGTCTTCACCGACCGCTTTATCCAGTTCTGCCATTTTAATGGCATACGGAACGGTTTTGACATCTAAGCCAAGTTCCAGTGCCTGAATTGTCGCTTGCTTTTCCAGTTCTGCACGCCTTACCTGTGTCTGTGCCTTGGCAAGCTGTTCCTGTATTGCCGCAACATCAGGTGTATTCTCGGCTTTCTGCTTTTTATAAGCTGCAATCGCCTGTTTCATTTCATCTTCACTCATGCCCTGCTGCTTAAAATAGCCTTTTAATACCGTATCTTCTGCTACACTCTGCTTGCCGCTGATGATACCTGCCAGCTTATCATAGTCAATTTCTGGTGTTGCAGAGGTACTCTGCACTTCCGGCTGTTTGCTTTCTGCCTGCTGCCCTTCTTCCGCAAAATACTGCAAGTTTAATGGTACATTTCTTTTCATTTTCTTGTGTTCCTCCTTTTCCAGTTATAGGGTGTCTCCCTTTTTCAAGTTTTTGGTGTGGCTCACCTTCCAGTTGTTATCCCAGTGGCTCTGCGTAGTTTAAGGTCTTCGGACCTGTGTTGCACCGGTGCAATCCGGGCATATAAAAAGGACGTTCATTTCTGAACGTCCTGATTATTAATATTTTCTTGTTGATTTTTCTTAATATTGGATATAATATAATTAAGATATCTTATAAGGAATCGATACCTTACCCCCTTTGGGTGAGGCCATCGGTTCCTTATTTTCTTATACCAAGGCTATCTCCAATTCTCCCAAACCCACTTCTTTACTTTGTCATATGCTTCAACCGCCTCCTGCGGTGCGTTTTCAAGATGACAACCAACCATATAGGGTTCATATATAGCAATCAGTTTTTCTATTTCTTCTGGAAATGGTCCACTCATTTTTCTCCTTTATTTTTTAAGCAGTTTATCACTGTTCCTGCTCCCATGCCCATTTTTTAAATTTTTCCAATGCTTCCACAGCTTCCTGCGGAGCATTTTCTAAATGGCAACCCACTAAGTAAGGTTCAAATGTATCTATAAGTTTTTGGATTTCCTCCGGATATATGACTTTCATAATTTTTCTCCTTTTCTTTTAACTAATGTCATATATTCTGCTTCTACTTCATCATAACGCTGCGCAATATAACTTTTTTTCGCATACTCACTTATCTTACCAACATTATATTCATTGATTCCTAACGCGTCAATCCTTTTCTTGCACTCTTTAATCTTCAATTCTCTTAATATCATATGCTACTGCACACTGATGTTCTATTTTACAACATCTAGCCTTATCCCAACCTTTAACAAAATATACAACATCCGCCTGTGATAGAAGTTCTATTGATTTTCCTAAAAACCACAATGGCTTAGCTTCTGCTGGTGCTCCTTCAAAAAAAGACTCTATAACTTCTACTTTCTCACCTAATAGCAGCTCTGCATATTCTATTGCCTTTTTCCTTGTTTCTTTTATTTCCTCGTCTGTTTTACCTGCCATAGGCTGGCTAATAAATAGTTTTTTCATACTGTCTTGTCCTCACTTTCTTAAAATTGGGTATAAAAATACCACCAATCTCTCGACTGGTGGCTACTCATCTACTGTTCCTGTTCCCAGGCCCACTTTTTACACTTATAAAAAGCATCTATTGCTTCTTGCGGTGCATCTTTTAATTCTCCATCTTTAATATTTAACCTATAAGGTTCATATATCTCCATTGCTTTCTTTATTTCTTCCGGATAATCAATAATCATAATTCTTTCCCCTTTGATTTTATAATCGTCATATATTCGGCTTCAACTTCATCATATCTTCCATAATCCAGCATTTTTTCCGCATAATCACTTATCTTACCCACATTATATTCATTTATACCAAGTACGTCAATTGTTTTCTTGCACTCTTTGTTTAATTCTCTAATGTACTTGCCATAGTTCTCTTTAGTGATATTCCAGCCTTTACTTCTAAACTTTTCAGCCTGCTTCATATGCCACATTTCATGATATTCTGTAATCGCCTTTCCCCCCACAATATCTTCTGAAACGACTTCAGGTATATAGTATACAACATTATCTACTGCATTATATTTGCCATATGCCTCTAATTCTTCATATGAAACAATTCTAATCTCAGGTTTTCTATTCTTTGAAATTCCCCACAATTCCATTGCCTTCATTGTATTGTTGTAGATTTCATGCAATGCCCTCGGCTTAATATTTGCCTTATCAGATATATAAACATCTCCTTTATAGTCCTCAACTTCGCTAATATTTATATTTCTGTTATTTTTAACTTCAACTATTTTGCTTTCACCTCGATTTACAGGTTTATACTCCTGTTTTGAATCAACCTGTTTTTCCCACTGCTCCTTCCGTGCCGCATACATTTTTTTATTATCATCATCAAGAGAATACTTTTCAAGGCGGTCAAACCGTTTTGCCTGCCTTTGGG